CGTGGTTGTTTTGATATTGGAAGTATTATTTTGCTGGACCAATTCTTGGATGATGTTTTCTAGACGGATAATTTGGGAAGACATTTGTTTGTTGGATTGGATGAGTTCTTGGATAAGAGGGTTATGGTTATTAGTATCTTTCATTTCCAACATGAGCTTCAATTGTTCGATTTCCAATTCTAATTTGCTTGTATCTTGGTTGTGGAAATATTTTATGTTATTTTCGATTATATTCAATAGAGAACGATAAGAGAGGTTTTTACCAATGAGGAATAATTCAGTTTCTTTTTCATGGCCTTTCAAATCGGTTACTCGATTAACACGGATTTGTTCATGATTATGTAGGAAGGATTCAAAATCTTTACTATTGGCTACGGAAAAACAATCCAATAAAAGACATTCTTCGAATTTTGATTTATGTTCCGTATAACGGTTGGTGATGCCTCTTCTACTTTCTCCGATTTTAATGATATATTGTCCATTTTCGAAGGTTTTCACTTTGACAATATAGACAATCGAACAATGGGGATAATATTCGGTAAGTAACATTTTTTCCTTTTCCAGGGCCTTTTCTTTTTCTAATTTTTGGGCATACTCTTTTTTGGTTTTTTCTTCGATTTGCTGGATTTCGGATTGTTTGTCGGTTTCTACTTGTAATAATTGTTGCTTGAGTTCGTTACTTTCTTCTAATAAAATTTCTTGGAAAAATCTTCCCAATTTGATAAAATAGTCATGAATTTCATCCGCTTTTTTTGTTCCTGCTTTTAGGCAGAATTTTTTGAAAGTGTCATTCGTTAACATGATAGTTTCTTTGTTATGACCACCATGTGAGTTCTTTTTCTCTAAATTATTACATACATATTTAAAATCAATTCCGTTGATAAATTTTTTTTCCAATAAGACTTTTGCATTGTTTTTTTGACTAAAACCTAACCATTTCCATACATCATCTAAATCTATAACAAAATCGTTTTGTGAATCATAATTTAGATAACAATAATAACTTGATAAAAATAATTGCTGTTCATAACTACTAAAATTATTTTTTACTTTTTCAATCAATTTTGATTGAAAACTTTCATTTAGTTTGGTAATAGGTATACTTTCAATAAGTTCAACAATATTTACGGACATTTTATCAAGATGATATATTCTAACACTATTTCTTTATATTGATTTTTAATTTTAAAAACAAAAAGCGAATTACTTTTTGTTTTTAAAATTAAAAGTAATAATGTATGATAACCTAGACTTTTTATTTTATTGTTTTTTTCAAAGCAATAAAATTTTTCTACATTTTTATGTTTTTTCTTATTATTTTTGTTATTTTTATGATTTTTATGTTAAAAATAAGGCAATTTTTATGATTTTGTAGGTTATTTTTATTTTTTGTATTTTGTATAATGATTTTAATGGTAGGGTTAAATGACGAACCCGATCAATTGGCATAGGCGGTACCAGCCATGCCTGCCATGACTCTTAAAACATTGTATGAGCGAGCATAGACACGGACCTTGGCAGTGGCAGTTCCGGCAACAGTGTTGGAGGAAAGAACCAATTGAAGGGTTGCGTTATCAATGCGTGAGAAGTTGCACTGACCTGAGGGTTGATGTTCCTCAGGCTTCAGTGAGAAAGAATACACGTTGATACCGGTATCAGGGGCGCGGGTGTGGTGTTGGAATGGTTGAACTTGGTCGAAGTAGGTTCCTTCACGTTCAGAGAAGCGGTCTTGGCCGTTAAGTTGTAATTTGGCAGTGACAACTGGATTTTCACCCCAGCAGTGCATGTCAAGGGCGGTTTCGGCAAGGACGAAGGCACCAGCGTCAGAGACGGTGGAACCAGTGGAAACACCGGCGGCTTGGTTGTTCTCGAATGGTTGAAGACCAGAGGCAGCCCATTGTCCGTTGGTTCCAGAAAGGCCTGAGGTGGCATCGAATGCTCCAGGCATTTGGAAAAGGCCTGAGGCGTTGATGAAGGCAGTGGAGCCCTCAACTTCAGTAGGTCCAGAGAAGGCATGGATGGCGTTAGGAAGGGCATCAAGGGAGTCAGTGTAGTTGAATGGCTGAGCACCAAGGGTGTTGAAAAGGTTGGAGCCTCCCAAGAAGGATGAGCAGTAATCAACGTTGGAGTCAGGTTGAACAACCCACACAAGTTCTTTACATGGGTGGTTGAAGTTAAGTTTGATTTTGTTGGAGGATGAACCGACTGATTCATCGCCAGTGAATTGAAGTTGCTCAATGAGGTATTCGTGAGGGTTTTGTGCCATCTTTCTGCGTTCATCGGTATCAAGGAAGATATAGTCGATGTAAAGGGAAGCAGCAACAAGGGATTGTTGGTAGGCAGTGGTGACTTGGACGTTGGCACCGGATGATGGAGCAAGAGTTCCAACAGCCCATAAGCACTCACCTAATGGGCGGATATCTAAGTTGAATTTGACTTCATGGTACTGCAAGGCAATAAGCGGAAGCGCTAATCCAGGGTTCAAGCAGAACCAGAATTGAAGAGGAATGTAAAGGGTGGTTTCAGGAAGAGCGTTTCTTGGGGCACAAACTTGTCCAGGGCCAGAACCAGCGGAACAAGGTCCGTTGATGGCAGCGAAGGTTGGGTCAGTGATGTAGGTTAATTGGGTGGTGTGACCAATCATTTTGAAGTAACCACGTTTTTGTTCCTCAGTCATGGTTAATTGGGTCCAGATGTGCATCCAGTCACCGTATTGGCGGTCAATTCTTTGGCCACCAATTTCAACCTCAACTTGGGAAATCATTTGCTCTCCGATGTAATCTAACCAACGGGCATAGACGGCTTGTCCAGAGGCAGCCATGGATTGGTTGATTTCAGGAAGAGTGGTTTGTAAGTAGGTGCGATACATCAAATCTCCGTTTCTGGAGACGATGGCAGTCACACGGCGACCGAAATCAGCTTGGCCTTGGAAGGTTTGTTCAATACTTTCCATAGCGAAGTTAGTGTGTCTTCGGAAACTGACTTTCCAGAAGGTAATATCAGGGTTGCCAGTTAAAGCCTGGTCTTGAACACCGTAAGCGACGATTTGCATAAGAGCTCCAGCCATTTTTCTATTTGTTTAAGTGAAAACGAAATACAAATATATTCTCACGCAAGATTTTGGCTAAACCTTTTGACCGAATCTTCCCAAAAATCATTTTCCAAGCGGGTTTATCTCCATTTACCATTTTTTGTATGGGGGCTATGGAATATATGATATAATATATCATATATACATGTGACAAATAATAAAAAAAAGGACAAAATAGATACAATAAAAAGAGGTAGGTGCGTTTGATTTCGGAAAAAAAGAAAGTTTAGCGCTTTTTCGGATGTTTTAGAGGGGCTATGGGAAACAATATAAAATCTATTGATAGATATAGAGTATCAAAATATCCTTTTTAAGAATTTTTATTTATATTTTAAAAGTGCGTTTTCGAATATTTTTTCTTTTTCTTTTGTTTATTTAGACATTTTTATTTTTGTTTGTATTGTTTTGATTGTTTATTTTTTTGAATTTATAATAAAATAATAAAAGAATAACAGAAAATGTCATCTACTACATTAAAGACCAGTTCTAAAGCAGTTCCTTTAGAAGAAATTTACCCATTACCCATCCCTCTACCACCACCACCGGTAGCACGTAAAAAAAAGAAACCGGTTTTACCACCACAACATACCGTAAAATCCATTGACGAAAAGCATAATGAAATCATGAACCAATTTTGTGAAATAGAAAATTCGGAAATACCGCAATGGAAAAAGAAATATCAGCAATATAAGAAGAAAATCTTACACTACGTCCCAGAATGGAATGGGAAAGGAGCACTTCCTCTATTGGAATTGGGGAATATACATCAAGAAGAAAAAGTGTATGAATGGAAAGAAGAATTGGATAAAATCAAAGAGAAAATCAAAGACTATGAAAACAAGAAAAAGAAATACATCATTGAAAATGCGGATTTTATCTTTAAATATTTTGAAGATAAAAAACAGATTTCTTCCTCAGGTTCTTCTTCCCAAACCAAACCATCCTCTTCTTCCGATGATAATAAAAAAGAATCAAAAATAGATTCCGAAACGGTTGTTATCGAGCAAGCTAATGAGAAAGAACAGAAAGAACAGAATAAACAGCAAGAGAGTAAAAATCGTAAATTACTCAATGATTTCTTCAATGTTCAAAAACGGAAAAAACAAGGTATTTCTTCCTCTATGAATTCTGGAAAAGAAGGAGAAGAAAAGGGGGAACTATTTCTAGGAAAAGAAAAACCTTCTATTCAGAAACGAAAAATGCATACTTATTGGAAAAACGTATGTGACGAAATTCCCAATTTACAAGAATATGCTCTTTCTTCCGAAATATGTACGAATTGTGGCAAAGGAGAATATATTATCAACGAAGAAGAAGGCACCTATAATTGTCATAACTGTGGACATTTTGTATTACAATATGTCAATACCCCCAAACATTTCAATAATGAGGCACCAGGAGAAGTTACTTATACCACCTATGACCGTTTAATCCATTTCAAAGAAATACTGTCGCAATTCCAAGCCAAAGAGACAACCAAAATACCCGAAGAAATGGTCAAAAACATTGCCAACCGGATTCGGAAAGAACGGATTACGGATATTTCGGAAATTGACTATGATAAAATGAGGGATATTTTACGGACACTGGGATATAACCATTATTTCGAACATATCCAATTGATTAATTCTATTTTCGGAATTGAACCTCCTCAAATGGACAAGGAATTATACGACACGCTTTGTGTGCTGTTTATGGAAACGCGGAAACCATGGGCTTTATATTGCCCGCCGAATCGAACCAATTTTTTCAATTATACTTATGTGCTTTATCAGCTATGTGTATTATTGGGACAACATCAATATCTACCTTTTATTCCCATGATGAAAGACCCGAAAAAACGCCTGAACATGGATGTCATTTGGAAACAGCTGTGTGAACATTTGGATTGGGAATATATTCCATCGCCACATTAAGGGGGGAGCACGGAATTGCTATGCTCGTAGATTTTTTATTCCTTCTTTGTAGAAGAAATAAAATTCAACATCAAAATACTCAAATTTTAGAGACGGCTTTTTCATTTTCTCTTATTAGAATTTCGCTCAGTTTTTGTATTGGGATAAAAGCTGTTTGTTTTTTTTGAAATAATTGAATATAATCTGTTAATAACTAATTCTGTTTATAAAATAGAAAAGGTGTAAATTGCACATTA